CTTCCAGGAATTGCTATACCTCCATTAAAGCTTGTTCTGGATATAGATATTCGGATATCTGTCAACGGAATCCTTCAGCAGTTTTAATATAACCGTATTATGCAAAGAGATCCTGCATTTCTTTTTTATGACGGTGATGCCGCCAGGGATGTATCACACATGAATCGCCTGGAACGTGGCTGCTATTTTGACCTGATCCAGGCGCAGCGGAAATTCCACGGATTTACCGTGGAACAGGCGCGGAAGATACTTGGTACTGATTTCGAATCATGCTGGCCGGCCATTGAAATGATACTCATGCGGCGGGAGGACGGCATTTATTACATCGAATGGCTAAAACTCTCCGAGGACAAGCGCGCGAAAAATTCAGAGCGGCAGCGCAAAAGAATACAAGACTACTGGGATAACAAAAAACAAGAAAAACCAGTCTCCGGTAATACCGTGGTATTACCACGGAATAACCACGGTATTACCGTGGATATTCCTAAAATAGAAAATGAAAATGAAAATATAGAGATAGAGATAAAGAAGGGGGTGCAGGGGGAAGAAAAAGAGAAAGAGAAGGGCAAAAAGAAAAAACCTGAATTGAACCTTGACTTTATCTCTCCGGAATACGGTGCCGCATTCAACTCCTGGCTGCTCTATAAAGCCGGCCGGGGCGAAAAATACAAGACTCAGGATTCGTTAAAAGCAGCATACGACCGTCTGGTTGAATTGTCATGCAAGGATCCGCCTACTGCCCTGGCTATTGTCAAGCAATCTATGGCGAACAATTGGGCTGGGCTTTTCAGCCTGAAATCTGACACACGGAGCTCGAGAACGGGCTTGAAGAAATTTCGAAACAGTGATGTAACTGAATACACCGACAGAATTGACTGAAATGGAATTAAACTATCTGACCAACATCAGGGAGATCATTCAAAGCGATGTAAAAAACGCGAGGATCCCCGTATGCGAACTGCTTAAGCCTGAAAATGCCATGCGCTGTTTTACGCAACTGGCAACAGAGCTACTGAACCAGGACCGTAAATTCAACACCAAATCGCAGGATGTACGAAAATACGATCCTGAGCCGGTAAGAGACCAGATAATGACGCTGATAAAATGGGCATACCTGATACCTGACGAAGGCATTGATCCGGCTAAGGGATTGTTGTTCAAAGGCCATACAGGCGCCGGCAAAACATTCATCTTCCGCGTGTTTAATTACTTCCGGCTCATCGACAGGTTGACGATACTGTATGACGGCAAGCAGGATTATCCCCTCAGGCTGAACATCGTAAATGTGAGAAGAATTGCCGGAGAATATCAGGATCCGGAGCATGGAGGCTCTGCAGTCATAACAAAATACTCGAAGATGAGTTGCCTGGTACTGGATGATATTGGCACTGAAGACGAAATCTCCCAGAGTTATGGCAATAAAGTCAACGTGGTAGAGGAGATTATCAGCAACAGGGAGGAATTCGAAATGCTAACCTTTGGCACAACGAACCTGAACTCATTCTCTGAGCGCTATGATGACCGCACCATTTCCCGGATGATCAGTCTGTTCAACATTGTCGCCTTCAATCACACGATCGACTTCAGGAGATCCATGTAAACTGCAGAAGATGCCGAACAAGCCAGCTAAAGTAACAAGGCCATGGCTGCCGAAGCGCCAGGAGCTGCCCGTTGCAAATCGTATCAGCCTGCGGGAGCGTGATCCGTTCTATCACTCTGCGCGCTGGAAGAGAGAGAGCCGTCAGTTCCGGGATGAGCATCCTCTTTGTCAGCCATGCCTTGAAATGGGACTTGTCCATCCGTCGGAAATCACGGACCATATCATTCCGAAGGATCTGTGTGCGGATCCATGGGATCGAAACAACTGGCAGGCGGTTTGCCGGAAATATCACGCCTCAAAAGGGGCAAGAGACAAACAACATTTCAAAACTCAAAAAAATAATGTTTCACGCACCAAACAAATTCCGAGTGACAGATCACCCGGTTCTGTCAAGTGATGACTCGTCAGGTAATAACGGATGCTTCAGAATTCCGCTCGACAGAGATGTTGTGGCATGGTGTATTGCAAGCGATGGACATGGCTGGGAACATGTCTCAGTACATGTAAAAGAAAATGGTTTTTCTGAAACGCCTACCTGGGATGAAATGTGCGAGATAAAAGCCCTCTTCTGGGATGATGAGGATTGCGTTATTCAGTATCACCCTCCAAAATCGGATTATGTTAATAATCATCCGAACGTGCTGCATATGTGGCGTCCGGTAGGTGTTGAGATACAGCGCCCTCCTTCGATTATGGTTGGAATAAAAAAAATGAATAGCTATGAAAGAAAGAACTGAATACTGCCCGTATTGTGAGGAAGTCACAAAACAGGAACTTGCAGAATACGATCCGGATCAGCCCGGGTTATTGCTGGTGTGGGAATGCAAAAACTGTCACGAGCAGGTAGATATCGCCTTTGAATAATGCTGCTGCCAAGGGGAATCAATATACTCATCGATGAGTTCCTTGAGAATGCCGACGTCAGGGAAAATTCGAGGGCGAAGTATCGTGACAACCTGAGAATCTTCGTTGGGTGGCTCACCTGTAATGCTGATGTCACTTCTCCGCGCAAAGCTGACTTCATCCGGTACAAGGAGTATCTCATGGGAACGGAGCGTTCAGCAAAGACAATTGACAATTACCTGGTGGCCGTGAGACAGTTTTTCAAATTCCTTGACGAAGCAAGATATTATGAGAACATTACCCTGGGCGTGAGATCCCCGCGCATCAGCTATGAATACCGCAAGGGTCATCTCACTCAGGACCAGGTATACATGCTGAAGAGATCCGTGCCCAGGGATTCTCTCATCGGCAAACGGAACTATGCCATCATTACCCTGATGGTACATACTGGCATCAGATGCGTGGAGGTCAGCCGGCTGAAGCTCACGGATCTGATCTGTGAGGGAGAGGATCAGTGGTGCCTGGCAGTGAGAGGCAAAGGAAAGATTGACAAGCGCGAGATCGGCATCACCATGTCTGCAGTCAATCCCATCCTGGAATATATCCGGGAGAGGGAGGAGATCTGTGGCATGGTCAATGATGACGATCCGCTCTTCAGCAATCACAGCTATATCTCCCATGACTCGCCCATTCATGAGGAGTTCATCTCGCACATGGTTAAGAAATACCTCCGTAAGATTGGGATAGACTCACCCAGGATCACAGCTCACTCGCTAAGGCATACGGCAGCAGTACTGGCCCTTGATGCTGGCGCCGGACTCTATGAGGTACAACAGATGCTCGGTCACAGGGATGTCAGGATGACCAGCCTTTATTTGATGAGTGCTGCGCGTGAACATGCACGCAGAGGTACTGCAGTACGCCTCCTGGATGAATCGTTGAATATGGACAAATTTATGCCCAAAGGGAGAAGAATTACAGGCAGCGTAAAGGGCAGTGACCAAGAAAGATTAAATTTCCTGCACAGTAAATTTTATCCGAAACGGACAAAATAGTATCATATCATGAAAAACAATAAAGATCGTAAAGGGAATTCATAGACTATGGAAGGTATTACGATTAGGTGTAAAAAGAATGAGTGCTGTGTGTATCATGCATGTATGACAGATACGGGGGGGTATAAATCTCTGCAGGGTTTTGTCCAGCGATCGCAGCCCCCCCTCTTTCATGCATCTGTCAAAACTGGAGGGGTGGAGTAATGAGCAAAGGTGGAAGACCAGGATTACCAGCCTCACAGAAACAATTACAGGGAACCTTCCGTGCTGATCGCGTCCGGTCAGGAATAGACTATGAACTGATCACGGAGATTCCGAAACCGGAGACCTGGTTGACTACCGGCGGCAAGAAATACTTCAGGAATTTCTGCGCCCTGTTTATTCATCACAAGATACTATCAGTTGGCAACGTGCAGGAGGTGGCAATAATGTCCGAGGCCTGGGATAAATACATCGAAAGCTGTAAAAAGCTCAAGAAGGAAGGAACTGTAATAACGACATCCAAAGGGTTTAAGATGATGAACCCGCTGGTCACGGTCCGCAACCAGGCGTTGAAAGACTTCCGCGAGAGGGCCGCCATGTTTGGCATGGATCCCGTCAGTAACCAGAAGATATCGAAACATGTCAGGCAGGATGATGATCCGTTCGATGAGCTATTGAGAAAGTATGACCAGGGGTGAGAAATATATTGACGAGGTCCTCTCCGGGAAGATCGCTGTAAGCAATCTTACACGACTTACTTTCGAGCGACACCGGCAGGATCTGATCAACGCTCCTGAGCAGGGATGGTATTTTGACCGCAAAGCTGTCAGAAAAGTCCTGGACTTTTTTACGCTCCTGAAGATACCTGCTGACAAAAAGGCATGGGTAACATTCAGACCGGAACCATGGCAGGAAGCTATTATGAGCATTTGCTTTGGCTGGAAAAAAAAAGACGGCACCAGGCGCTTTAACTATTGCTATATCGAGATCCCAAAGAAAAATGGCAAAACCACATGGTCCTCGGCAATAGCCAACTACCTTCTGTTCTTTGACGGCGAGCTGCAGGCAGAAATATATTGCGCGGCCACTGTTGAGAAACAGGCAAAGATATGCTTCTCATTTGCAAAGGATATGATCGGGCATTCCCCTGCCCTCTCACGGCGGGCAAAGATACTTACCAGGAACGTGAGTGTGCCGGCAACGTCAAGTAAAATGGAGCCCCTGGGCAAAGATTCCAAAACGATGGAAGGAATTAACCCGCACGGCGGTATCCTGGATGAGCTGCATGTATGGCAATCATTCGAGGTTAAGGACAATATGGACAGCGCATCTGTGAACCGGACACAGCCACTTTTCTGGATGATAACAACGGCCGGCCGGGATAAGAGTCTTCCATGCTTTGATTATCGCCAGCTCATTATTGACATACTTCAGGGGAAAAAGACACAGGATGATACCTTCGGGATTATCTATACCCTGGACCCGGAGGATGACTGGAAGGATCCGGTCAATTGGAGAAAGGCAAATCCAAACTGGGGGATATCGGTTCTGCCTGCTCGTTTTGAAAGTGAGTTCATTGGTGCTATGAATGACGGATCAAAAGAATTTTCTTTTAAGACCAAGAACCTTAACCTGTGGGTTGATGCACCCAAGGTATGGATTAAAGACGATCTGTGGCTAAAATGCAGCCATGGTACGGATCCGGAGGCACTGATCGGTCAGCGGTGTTATGCCGGGCTTGATCTGGCATCTCACAGAGACATTAACGCCCTGGGACTTTATTTCCCGGATATTGGTGGCCGGCCTGTATTCAGGATGTATTACTGGATCCCGGAGGCAAAAGCCCAGGAGCGGGCCGATAAGGTTGATTATCTCCGCTGGATTAACGAAGGATATATCCGGACAACTGAAGGAAATGTCATTGATATTGACGAGATGGTCGCGGACCTGATGAGGATCCTCGGCCTCTATCAGTGCCAGAGCGTTGGTTTTGACCCGGCCAAAGCTTACCATGGAGTCATACAGGGATTACTGCGTGAAGGCTATCCATCGGAGCAGCTGCATGAGTTTTCTCAGGGGATTATGACTATGAGCGCTCCCACGAAGGAGTTTGAGAGGCTGGTTCTCTCTGGCATACCTGATCACCTGGATGATCCGGTACTGCGCTGGATGCTTGGCAACGTGCAGATATATATTGATATCAATGACAACATCAAGCCGGATAAGAAACGCTCAATTGACAAAATAGACGGAATAGTAGCCATCATCATGGCTGTCGGTGAGTGCATGACTCTCGACAATCCGGCTGACACGAAGCTGATATATAACCATGGTCACTCGCTCAGGATGGTATGACTAAAAAAAAGTACATAATGCCACGCGCGGAGAAGGTGACTATCGATGCCGATATCGTCAGGATGTTTTCACGCCAGGGATTCATAGATTTATTTTGGGAAAAACTTCGTGAGGCAAGAGAAAATAACCCCCAAATTACCCATGAAGAGGTTTTTCATTGTATGAATAATCGCTGGAAGGAGGTTATGGGTGACTTCAGGTTCCGATCTTTCGAGAGTTTCCGCAAGAGTCGCGATCGATAGAAAAAAGGGAACAATGTTCCAGTCGTTCAGGAAAAATTTGTAATATAATTACAGCCATGACTTTTGACTCATGGCAGGTTTCAGAGAACGGTTAAAATATATTTTGTTTCCGGGTACCATGAAGAGGACCACCGATGAGGGTCTGCGAAAGACCTTCGCGGACCTGATCGGTGTGTCTGAAGCAGGAATCTGTGTCAATGAGGAGACTGCTCTGAAGATGTCTGCAGTATGGTCCTGTATAAGATTGCTCTCTGAACTGCCGGCGTCACTCCCCATAGAAGTATACCGTGAGACCGGCCGCAGTCGTGAGGCCATTGATCACCCGGTCAAGTCGCTCTTGCTGAATCCAACCGTCCTGATGAACCGCTTCACCTGGCACGAGTTGATGAATGCCTACCTTCAGGGTTGGGGCAATGCCGTGGCTATTATCCGGAGTGATGACTATTATGGTCTCCCCTACCAGCTGATACCAGTGCATCCTTCATCAGTAGCCGTAGTCGTTTCTGACGGCCAGGTCTTCTACAAGATCAATGACTATGATCAGAAGATTCATGGTACCTTCTTTGCATCTGAGGTGGTGCATTACAAGATGTTTTCTACTAATGGCCTCATGGGCAAAAGCCCGATCAGGATTGCAAGGGATAATATTGCCCTGGGTCTTGCAGCTGAGCAATTTGGAAATAAATTTTTCGCCCGGGGCGGCAATCTGAAGGCGGTCATAGAGTCCGAAGGGCACATGAGCGACAAGGAGTTTGTGGAGTGGAAAGCCCGCTGGGAGAAATTTTATAGCGGTCCCGTAGGAGATCACACCACTCCTATCCTGGAGTACGGGCTCAAATACAAGCAGCTGGGAATCCCTCCGGAGAACGCCCAGTTCATCGCAACCAGAACATTCCAGATTCAGGAGATAGCGAGAATTTTTAACGTGCCGCCTCACATGATTGCAGATCTGAGCAGGTCGACATTCTCGAACATCGAACATCAGGATATTCAATTTGTCAAATATACACTCAGGCCTATCCTCCGGCGCCAGGAAATGGAGCTGGAGGATAAGCTGCTTACTCCGGATGAGAAGGGAGTAATCCGTATCCGCTTCAACCTGGACGGCCTTCTCAGGGGTGACCTGGCTACACAGACCACTCACCTCAGGGAAATGGTGCTCTCAGGGATCATGGTTCCAAATGAAGCGCGCGGCATCCTTAATCTTAACCCGCTCCCCGGACTTGATAACCTTATGTGCCTG